GCGGTCGAAGCGGACGCGGATCGCCGGCGGCTTGAGCACCAGTTGGCCTTCGGCGTCGAAGTCCTTGTCGCCGAGCGAGTCAATGTCGATCCAGATAGGAACCTCAACGGTTCCGTAGGCATCGGGCATCACGCTCTTGAGCAGCGCGATCAGCGCGGCCTCGACCTGGGAGATCTGGAATTGGCTGGGAGATCCGCTCACTTCGATGCCTCCAGTCCGGCCGCCTCAGCCGCGCGAACGCAGAATGCGTCGGCGGCGGATTGGAGGCGCTCAGGATCTTCCGGACGGAAGACAAGATACGGCCGCGCGGGAATGTTCTGGTGGCGCGAGTGGCCGGCGACGTGGACGCGAAGCTGATTGCGCGGCCCGGCGATGCGGCGATTGACGATCTGGCTGCGGCCCAGCTTATTGGTGATCCGGGATCTGCCCACGCCCAGGCCCGCGGAGAGACGGTCATAGCTGTGTTCCTTGACGCTGGCCACAGCCTTGTCCATCTTTTCCGTGCGCGGACCGATGCCAACCGAGCCGCGATCGCGCGAGCCGAACTGGTGCACGGCGGCATAGCGCACGTCGGCGCTGGGTCCGATCAGGACCTGACCAGGGGAGGCCGTGAATTTAATGGACCGGAAGAGCCTACCGCTCATCATCAGCAGCTTGTGCCCCGCGGCTTTCTTGCCGTAGCTGCGGATCGTGGACGGCGCGAGCGGCATCCAGGAGCCCGCCGGCGAACCTTCCTCGCGAAAGGTTTTGGCGATCGACAGCAGCATCACGCCGCCCATGGTGCGCATCAGCTCTTCGTCCTGGGCGAGGTTCAGGCGGAACTTGCCCAGCGCCACCGTGGCGCGGGAGTCGTCGACCTGGATCACTTCTGTCATACGAAGCCTTCGATGTTGCGATCGCTGAATGCGAGATGCCGGTCCTTTGCGGAGATCTGCGGGCCACCCATGGAGGTCTGCGGCTGATCGCTGATGGGTTGGTCGAGCGAAGCCTTGGACGAGGCGATGTCTTTGAGAAAAGCAATCGCCTGGTCGAAGCGCGTTTTCACCGTCTCGCCCACGTTGGTCTCGCGGCGCCGGCTGAAGAGCAAGTAAACCGCGATATCGAGGGTCAACGATTGCACGTCGTCGGACGCTTGCAGCGGCGTGGCGTAGCGATTCCGGCAATAGCTTTCCACGCGGCCCGAAGCCTCTTCGAGCACGGCCGACACCAGCGACGTGTTGATCGTTCCGGTATTGTCGTCGTCGGTCAGCTCGGTCAGATCCTTCGCCGTCATGCGCAAAGGAACCAAATCGGCTTGGGTCGCGTAGGCCACTGAATCTCCAGAATCGGTTGATTACTTGATCGTGGCGACGACAGATTGCGTGCCTGACGCGTCTTCGACAAGCAGCACGGTCGAGCCGGGAGCCGCGACGGCGCCAAGGACGAGCAAGCGCGCCGCGTCCTTCTCGCCCAGCGGGATGGTCGAGCCTTTTCTGTAAAGCTTGTGGGGAGTGATCCGCTTTGTCGACGCGTCGGCGTCTTCGCTAATCGGACCTCCTAAGATGTTCCCGAGAGCGCGATAGTTCTTCTTCGCTGGCGATGCAACGGACTTTGACGTGGACTTCGAGTCTGCCATTTTTCTCCTCTTCCAGATTACTTAGATTCACAAAAGGCGCGCACTCGGCGCGCCTCGTGTGAGCACTCAAGGGCCCCGCGCCCTACTTTTCGCGGGTCTCGGTTGTCTTGCTGTCCTTGGCTGGCTCGCCGCCCTTGGCGTCGTCATGGGTTTCGGTGGTCTTCGTGTCCTTCGCGGGCTTCGCGTCGGCGTGGGTTTCCGTGGTCTTCTCGGTGCGGTTGGAATCCATTGTGGTTCTCCTTCTTCCCCGTTTCAAAAGGGCGCGCCATTATGAAAGCGCGCCTCTTTCTTTCATCCAGCTATGTCCCGCTTAGCCCTCGATGTCGCTGGCGACAACTTCCATTGCAACCGGCGGGTAAGTGCCCAGGCAGTTCAGGATCGGAATGCCGGTCTCCTGGGCCGTAACCCGGAGATCGTAATACCAATCGAGAGAGACCCAGGTCTTCTTTTCGCTGAGGTGGGTCTCCGGCCACACCATGACGCCCATGCCGTCCGTGCCAGACGAGAGTGGCTGGCCTGGGGCGACCGTAGGCACACTTGCCGGTCCAGGATAAACATTGCCATCCGCGCCGGTACCGCCCGTCCAGCAGAAGGTTTTCGCGCAGGACATGTCTTGCAGGTTTTCCACCTGCTGCGCGAAGCCAAGGAAGCAACAGTTGCCCCAGACCCAGGACTGGATATTCTGCTGATTGAGCCCAACCGCGCTGCCCCGTATCACCTTCACGCCGAAGACCTGGCCGAGCATCTCGTCGGTGATGATGCCGCCGGCATTGGTGAACTTGAAGCGGTCGATGATATCGGGATGGCTGCGCAGCACGAGCGCCACTGGGTCGCTGATGGCGAGGACCATGTCGGCATCCTGGATGCCGGCCTGGCGCAGAAGCGACTTGTACTGCTCGAAGAAAACGATGGGATGCGATCCGGTGCCCGTCTCAGGGGTCGCTGGATAATTGTCGAACTGATTGGTGCTGGTGAGCGTCACTCCATTTGGAAAGTTCGACGTGTTCATCAGCAGGGCGACGACCTCAGCTTCATACTTCAAATGAAGCTGATCGATAAGCTGCTTGGTGAGCATCTTTTGCTCGCTGAATCCGAAGCCGAGGCCGTACGACTCCGACTCGAAGGGGATAAAATCTTCCATCGCGTGCGACTGTGCCGCGTAGGGCGCCACAGAGAAACTGCGGCGAGTTCCGCTCGGGCGGCCGCCAGGAGCGCGGAGCGTGGAGAGCGGGATTCTCAAGTCGTCGGCGTTCCACACGACATACTGGCTGGACTGTTTTGCCACCGGAACGCGCGGGGCGAAGTAAGAGCCAATGAGCGCGTTGTTTTTGCGCTCCTTGGCAAAATTTGCAAGGGCAATCTGAAGCGGCCCTGCCGGCATCGACGGTGCGTATCCACCCATGGAACCATCCTCCTGTCCGCCTTCGCGGAGTGAAATCTAAACTCGGTGCCGCTGCCTGTGGCGCTGCCTGAAAATCTCCGGCCGGGGTTGGCCACCCTGGCCGGGAATGCTGTGAGACAGCCGGACTCTTACTTGATCCGGTCAACCGTCGCCGGCTTCCGCCGGCTAACTTAAACCTCGCTCAGAGCCGCCGGCGTCGGACCACCGATGCTGCGGACCATCCACTTGGTGTTCACGGCCTCAAGAGTGATGATGTCGCCGACTGCGGCATACGTCACGGTGTCCTTGGTGCCGTAGATCGCGTCTGCCGGGGCCGTCACGGTATGTGCGTGCCCGGTGGTCGCCACGATCGTGAGGATCGTGCCGTCCTGCGCTGCGGTGGGAGCCGCCAAGGTCATCGCCAGAGCCGCCGCGCCGTTCAATGCGTAAGTGCCGGGGATAAGCGGGATCGCGCCCGAGGCCGCGACATAGCTGACTTCGTCGCCCGGCGCCATGATTCCAAGAGGCGCCACGACCAGGACGGTAGCGAAAGAGCCGGGCGAGACGTAAGTCTGCGCTTCCAACGCAATCGCGACGACCGGCTGGCCGGCCTGCGCCGGTATCAGTTGGCCCGATGCGTTGGTTGTCAGCGGCTGCAACGCGGTGATATTCGCGCCGATCTGCGCCACCGCCATGCCGAGTTCAATCACGGCAACGGGGTTCGTAGGCGCGGTCGCGTTGGCGCCGACGACCTGATCCTCTTCGATGATGCCGAGCGCGGCCGCGGCGGTCGCGGTGATCAGCAGGCAATGGAACGCGTCGGAGCCGTAGGTAACTGCCAAGCCGCGCGCGTAGCCGGTTACGGAAGCAGCCAGCAAAGATTCCTTCACCGGCGCGCCAATCGGGGTTTTGCCTTCAACGTAGATGTTTGCCATCGCGCCCTCCTGGGGCTAAAGAAATTCTTTTGAACCTTGCGCAGCGGAGGCCTTAATCCCGGCCTCCGCAGCAGGCAGAAACTAGACAGCGCCGCCGGTCGACCTGCCGGCCTGCATCAGTTCCGGCTGTTCGGCCTCGATTTGGGTCATTGCCTCTTCGAATGTGATCTTCTTCTCGCGCTGCCGATCCTTCACCGCGTCGGTGAATACGTCTCCGGTCGTAGCCTTCCCCTTACGAGGTGCGCCGCCTTCAACCATGCGGCCGCCGGGAACGAT